TGCATATTCAAACGCATTATATTCATGTCTTTTGCCATAACGGGAAGAACAACCGTATTTTTTGCAGTTATTTGCGTATCAATTCCAATACGAACAATTTTCTCTTGAATTCCTTTCAATGGTAGAGAATTTTTACCAAACATTTCTTTGTAAATGTTAGCTAATTTAGAATTTGTGGCTTTGGCCATAATTGTTATCTTTTATTTGCTGCCGCTTGTTGTTCCATTCTTCGTTTTTCTTCTTCCAAATATTGTACCAACATAGTGACATATATTTCTCTTTCCCAAGGTATCATGTTTTCAAGTTCTGTAAGACTATATTTGTGATGTTGCATTAGAGCAAAATTAGTCTTATAGTAATTACTTAGGTTATCATAATATAAATTTATGCGAAAAAACTTTGGACGCCCTCCAGTGTGATATTTTCTTCGTAACCACACTTTTTACATTTGTAATGAATATCTTTTTTCATTTTTGGCATTGTTTCAAAAAATGTTTTAATATTTTCCAAATCTTTTTGTTGCAAATTATCAATAAATTCAACAATTTCTTCTTTTGTATTTTCTTTCATATGATAAACATTTTCTTCATCATAGACTTGGTCGATAGAATTATAAATCAAATCCATAATAACATCGTTTTCTGTTTTACCCATTGCCTTTTGCATAGTTTCAAAAGTTGGATATTTCATAACAATACCAATTTTATCATTTAATTTGAATTTTTTAACATGACCTTCTGTCAATGTAGGTTGTATTTCCAACACATTGAACGCAATTTCATTGATTGTACCGCATTTCTTTTCTTCACCAGATTCGGTTTTAATGTCGTTATTGCATCTGTATTTTAAATTAACGGTCTCTGAAACTGACCTTGCTCTTAAATGCATGAACAAAAATTCTAAATCAAAAACAGGTAAAGCATCAATATCGATATCCGATAAAACGCAATTCTTTAAAATCTGTCTAATGACTTTTACTGTTGCTTCAACATCATCATTTTCGGTATTCATTAAGAACAATTTTTGTTCTTTAACCAAAAATGGTCTGAATTGAACAGTTTCTCCATTTGAAATTAATTTCACTTCATAAACGGGTGTTTCTATTTTAGGTAACATAATCTCCTCACTTTTTAAAAATTAAGTAAACGCCTTACCAAAAGGCAAAAATGTAGTCAATTTCTTCCCTAACAACGCAGCTGCTGCGGCCGCAAGGTCATAATTTCCTTCGTAAACTGGTCTGTATCTCTGATAAGCAAACTGAACACTTACTCTATGAAAACTATCTTCAGACCAGTTAAGTGATTGTGCAGCAACACCAATTGGGAAAGCATCAATTAGCTCTATTGCATAAATCTGTTTGATAAAATCATCATATTGAATTATTTTGATTTGTGACATATAGGTACCAGACTCGTCAGAACCTTTTGGATACCTGAAGTTGTTGGTATCAGAAGGATGTATTACTTCTATCCAACGGTCAAACAGTTTTCTTTCCCAAAAATCATTGGTCGATAAAAATGTTAAAGTTATATCATTGTATTGTGATTGATACGGTACCTTAAATGTTGGTCCGTAAACTTTTGACTCCTGTGTTTGCAATGTTCTTCCAGGCAACTCAGCAGTTTCACATTGTAATGCAAGATATCTGGTTAGTGTTGCATTTCCGCTTGTTGGTCGGCGATTTCCAATTAAATTACCAACTGTGTCTTGGACAGTTTGAAAAATTGCATTGGGTAAATTCAATAAGTTCTCAATAACATTTCTTGGCACAAACTTATTAATATATTCTGGTATCGGAATAATGACTTCGAATCTTGATGGTTTTGCAGGACCATCCTTCGACCTCATGTGCGATAAAAACAAAGTTGGAGAAAATGACATTAGAATTTTTTCCTTGAGTCTGCGTAAACTTTACTGGTAGATGCACCAACAAACGATTCGACAGGCAATAACACCGCTATATCCCATTCGTCTGCTGATATTTCTAAAAACCTTGATTGTATATGTGAGAATAAATATCGTTTAATACATGGTGTTGCTTCGAACGCCCTTGATGCGCTGGCAAGGTATCCATAATTTAATCTTAACTTTGTTTTTGAATCAAAGTTTTTGTTTGATGCCGTTTCACTCAATTTGTCTAACAATATGATTCTCTGTTTTGGATGAATGTAGTGTAAATTCAAACCTAAAAACCCATCTTTATATTCTTCGATTGGAATGACAAGTGGAAACATATCGTAATATTGTAGGTCGTCTTTTGTCTTAGGGTCATAGAAATAGAAATACATTTTTCCAATAGTTGAGTTGCTTTTTATTCTATTTTTATCGTCCATTAGCGTTTTTGGTGAAGGAGACAATTGACGGACTTTATTTCGAAGCCAGCCTCTGGCCGCATTGGAACCTACTGTAAATCCCTCTTTCGCTATTGAACTTTTAATTCTATCTAATAATTTTGCCATTCTTTATTTATCTCAAATGCCTAATATACCCAGTTCTTTTTCGGTCAGAATTTTAAATTGCCAGCCATGTTCTTTACAAAATAGGTCTGCCGCACGCCACTTTTCTTGGTTAATTGCATAAGTTGCCATCTCTTGCAAAAACCTTTTCGTCTTTCTTTTTTGAGCTGGCATCAAAGTTTGTTTGTGAGGTTTTATCTCAATGACCACGATATTTTCTTTACCGTCTTTTTGTTTCAATCTTACAACAAAATCTGGAAAATACCGATGTATTTTTTGGTCAACGGGCGAACGATATTTGATAATTAATTCTTCGGATGACCACCACAAAACTGCTGGATTTTCATCCAACCATTTCATAACTTTTAATTCCCAAGACGACCTGTAAATGACATTTTTAGTATTGCCTCTGTATTTATTTGGGTTTTTAAAAGAAAACCATCCTTTATATGTCATAAATACTCTATCATCCATAATTAGAAATAAATATATCTAGTAAACTTCTCGGAATAACACATGTCCTCCTTATTTAATCTAACAGATATTAAGATAACTTCCGCTAAAGAACCGATAGGACCTTTAAGTGTGTTGGGTCAATCAAAGTATGAAACCAATACCTTTAGATATCCAGAAGATTTGTCTGCTTCTGATAAGGGTCATTATATGATCATCAATATCAATGAACAAAGACATACAAGTTATAAGGATCCTAACGCTACCCTTGCATCAGGTGATAGCCCAACTGCGATTTCGAGCGCACAAAGCCAAGGTAGTTTTTTTGCTGGTACCCAGAACCTGCTTCGAACAGTGGGAAGTGGAATCAGAGAAGCCGGTTCTTTTGGAAGTTATGTTGCAAATCAATTATTAGGTGTGAGAGTAGTTAATGATTTGTTTAATGCATTAAAAAGTAATCCGGTGGGTTCTGCACTTGGTAGTGCCGGGTCTGAATCTTTAAGCATCTTTTCTGATTTTGGAAAAAGATTGCAAACTGGAAGTATTAGAGCCGAGAAAAGAATAACCGATACTATTGCACTTTACATGCCCGATACTTTACTATTCAATTCTGTACAGAATTACAATTCAATAGAAGCAGGTGGTACTGGTTTGGCGGCCTTAGCTGCATTGACTGGTTCGACAGTTGACTTATATAGAGCAACAGGAGGAATCAATGAGGCGTTTGGAAAACAATTCGTGCGAAATATATCTCCATTTATGGCAAGTATGGTTGCTAAAGAGACAGGTGGTTTAGGGAAAGTTGCATTTTCACAAGCATTTGGTGTTGTTCAAAATCCAATGTTGGAAATGTTGTATTCAAAACCAGACTTCAGAGATTTTCGTTTCGATTTTATGTTTCACCCTAGGTCTCAAAAAGAATCAAAAGAAGTTCAAAAAATTATTGAGAGATTGAGATTTCATCAGGCGCCTGAAGTTGCACAAGGCGGAACTGGCGGTTTCTTCATGGTGCCGCCATCAGAGTTTGACATTAGTTTCTATTACGAAGGAGCGGTCAATCCAAACATTCCAAAAATATCGACCTGTGTATTGACAAATATGAATGTCGATTATGCACCAAATGGTTTTACCGCATATGAAGTTCCAGGACAACCTGCGACTTTAGGTGGAACAGGTATGCCAGTGGCAATTCGTTTGTCATTAAGTTTTAAAGAAACCGAAATTATGACCAAGACAAGTTTTGCAGGAACCGCAGGTCGAAAATTAACATCTACATTGGCGCCATCGGATGGTTTGTACAAAAATTTAGATTTTCAATAAGAATAAAAAAATGGCAAACTATTTTTCTTTTTTTCCTCAAACTCTATATCAATTATCAGATAATAATGCCGATGTTGTTTCAAAAATAACTGCACGGTTTAGATTCGAACAAAGCTTTAAAGACAACACAGCAGTTTCTTATGAATATGAGATTAAAGATGGTGACACACCAGAAATTATAGCAGACAAACTATATGGTTCACCAGAAAGACATTGGATCATTTTAATGTTCAATGACATTGTTGATGTTGAAACTGATTGGCCTTTAGACCAAAGAACGCTCATGCAATTTATAGAAGAGAAATATAAACCAAGTGCTAGCGCAGGCCAATCAGGAATAAATTGGGCACAATCAAATATTCAAACATATTATATCATTGAAACAAGAACAACAAGTGCAACAGGTGATTTTATTGAAACTAAAACTGCCACAGATGCAAACACTTATGCAAATACAGCTGTCACGACAAATACAATAACATTACAAGACGGCAAACAATTAACAATTAAAATTTCTAAAGAAACTGAATCATATTATGAATATGAAAATGAATTTAACGATTCAAAAAGGACTATAAAACTTTTGAAGTCGGAGTTTATTCCTGCCGTTGAAAATGAATTTCAGAGTATTATTAGATAATGGCTTTTAGTTTAAAACAAACAACTCAATTTAAAATAAACAAACTTGCGATTAATTCCAAGTTTGGTACTTTTGATGTGAGTGCAATATTTGAAGAACTGAATATTTTTGATAGTATTCTAGTTCCTTGTATGTCGGGAAATATTTTGTTAAAAGATTCAATTGGTTTAACAAAAAAGTTATTGTTTGATGGTAGCGAGTTCATCGATATCAATATATCAAAAGATACCGAAAAAGAAGGCACAAACTTAACTAAGACCTTCAGAATATTTAAACAAACTAATCGGACAAATCTAAATCAAACTTCCGAAATGTATATTTTACATTTTGTTTCGGAAGAAATGATTTATTCCGCACAACAAAAAATTAGTCAAGGTTATACTGGTGAATATTCTAAAGTTGCGGAATCTGTTTTATTGGATTACTTAAAAGTTCCTCGTTCAAAAGTTGGCCTGTTTGAAAAAACAAAAGGTATACAAAATGTGATAGTTCCTTTGTTATCTCCGATTGACACTATGAATTGGTTGATTAAAAGGTCTGTAAGTGAAAACAATTTAGCCGATTATGTTTTTTATGAAAATAAGATTGGCTTTAATTTTGTTTCGTTGACAAAACTGTTTAGTGTGAAAGAACTTTTTACAATTAATTTCCAACCTAAAAATATTTCAGATGCCATTAATGAAGAATTTTTAGGTGTCACCAACTATAACTTTAATACCGCATTTGATATTTTGGAAAATACAAGAAGTGGTTTTTATTCAAATCGTTTTATAGGTTTTGATGTTGTAACTCGAACTCTTTCGGAAGTTGATTTAGGGTTAAAAAATCATTACAAATCAACAAATCATTTGAATAAAAATCCAAACGCATTTATTTCTGTGAATAGAGAAGGTAAAGATGCCGGTTTGATGCCGTTTTCTAAAGTTAGCCTTTATCCTTTTCAATTGTATAGAAATTATCAGGAGTATGTAAAAAGCAATTCTGATAATAACACAAAATTAATTGACGAAACGCACACATATATTCCACAAAGAAAAGCAATCTTTCACAATCTATTGCAAAGAAAAATGAACATTGCTCTTCCAGGTAATTTCATGTTATCTTCTGGTTTTATTTTAGATGTTGCGGTCAATTCGATTTCGGTGGCAGAGAATAAAAAAGCAGAAAAAGATATGTCAATTTCTGGTAAGTATTTGATTGTAGCAACAAGACACTTAATTAAGCCAGATAAACATGAAACCTTTTGTGAGATTGCTTCTGATTCAACAAACAACGGATTGGCACCTGCAAATAGTGCTTCCTTATTTCAGTCTAAATACAGATAATGGAAAATACTAATTTTGCCGGCAAAGACGGTTTCGTTTGGTGGGTTGGAGAAGTCGAAAATAGAGTCGACCCTTTAGCTATGGGTCGTTGCCAAATAAGAATATTTGGTTGGCACTCTATGAACAAATTAAAAGTACCAACAGAATCATTACCTTGGGGACACCCTTTGTATCCAATCAATGGTTCTAAAATGTTTTCGGCACCCCAGTTGGGTGATTGGATTTTAGGTTTCTTTTTAGATGGTGAAAACGCACAACAACCAGTTATGATGGGTGTTTTACCTGGTATTAAAAAGCAATTTACCACTTCTGCGATATCAAGTATCGTTTCAAGTTATCAACCAGTAACAACGGTACCTGACCCAACACAAGAAACTATAAGTCTTTTAAAAAACGAAAAAGAACAAGAAGAAACATTAATTGCTTCATTGAGAATTGATTTAGACAATACTGAAGCGGTAGAAGAACAACAAAGATTATTACAAGAAATTACCGAAAGAGAACAAAGAGTTGAATCGTTGAATGACCAAATTTCCGAACAACAAAACACAATAGCTGCCCAAAAACTGATTGATGAGAAAAACTTAAATGATGTTGATTCACAGATAACCAGTTATAAAGAAAATTTAAATACTATAGTGACATGAGTAAAGAGTTAGAAAGGTTACACATATTGACTGCCAAAGCGGTAATTTCACAGCAAAAATACATGGCTGGAATCATTACTTTGGATGAATTTAGTAAAGATATAAAGGAACTGGATTGCCATTGCCATAATGATATTGTTATTGATGAAAAACATAAAGAACTTGATTGTTGTTATCGGGAACAATTAAACGGTATTTTAAAGATGTGTAATTTAGAGGATAAAAAATGAGTATAGCACCACCTAGATTGGCATTAAACTCTAATTCTGCCGTACCTTTTACTCTGGCCGATGTTTCTTTGGTTGGTGCACCAACCACATCTCCAATTGCAAGAGGTAATATTGAAGGAACTTCAATTGATGCAACCAATAAATCTTTAGTACATTCATGTGATTTCGTGAATGATTTAGTGAAAAGTATTGGACTCAAAAAGTTTTTAAAAGCGATTATGAGATGGGTAAGAGAAGGTATTAGGTCAATTATGAGACAATTGGGTTTTTTCGATGGTACAGGTGCGGTTTCTCAAATAATCAACATGTTAAAGTCTTTTGCCGAATATGTTCGTTATATTCAAAAGGAATACATTGAACCTATCAATGATTTTCTAAAATATGTTCTCGCTGTTATAACAAAAATTAGAGCAATCATTCAATGGATTTTAAGTTTACCTGCAAAACTTTTGGCACTATTAAAAGTATGTTTAATGAAATTATTGAAAACATTGGCTAATATTTTCGCAGACGCTTGGGCAGAATCTAAGTTGGAAGTTCCCATTGAAGATGTGGGAAAAGGATTCTCCGAATTGGTCAGCGCAATTAAAGATGCAAGTAGTGCCGTTGGAGATTTATTAAAAGAAAGTACGAAGACCCTCTCTTTGGTTGCAGGTATTGGTGCTTCTGCAACAGTAGGATTATTAGTTCCAGTAAGTCAAGACCAAGTAAACGAAGCAAATAAAATTATTAAAGATTATACAGGAAGTCTTCCTGCTGGACTACAAACTCCTGACGAAATTAAACACAATAGAACGAACCCTGTTTAAGGTTATATTATGGCAGACAAAGAAGAATATACAAAATCATATGAAGCGTTAGTTTCTGCATTAGCAGCAAACCCTTCTACAAACTTATTTCAAGAACCACCTTCTCCTGCATCTGTGGACAACCCACCTTTGTATCCATATGTTCAAACATGGGATAGTGAATCTGGCAATTCAATTCAATTAGATGATACTCCAGGTAGAGAAAGAGTTAGAATACAACACGGCAAATCTAAAAACTTTATTGAAATGCATCCAAACGGAACGCAAGTTGTAAAAGTTTTTGGTGAAGGTTTTGATATCACCATTGGTAAGAAAAACATTTATGTAAGTGGTGCATGTAACATTGTGGTCAAAGGTAACTGCAACATGCAAGTCGATGGAGATTTTAACCAAGAAGTCAATGGAGATTACAACCTTGCCGTAAAAGGAAAAATGAATGTTCGTGGTGTAAAAGACATTAGTATTTCTGGCGATCAAGATGTTTCAATTGCAGCCAATGAAAAATTTGGTGGTGCATTAAGGTTGTCAAGTTCACAAAGTTTGAATTTAACAACCGACTTGTATCTCAACGGTTCAATTACTTGTGATACATTGACCGCAGAATCAAGGGTCAATGCAGGTATGGGCGTTTATGCCGGACCTTATGGTTTCACATCTTCTTTTGGTGGTTTGTCTCTTGGACTTCCATCACCCGTAAATCCAACAGCAACACCAGGTTGTATTACGACCGTTGGTTCGATTACTTCACTTGTTTCAGTTAATGCACCAATTGGAAATTTTGCAATTGGAAATATAATATTGGCCAAAATAGGTATTTCTTCTTCTATATTGATGTTTGATGTTATCAATTCATTGTTATTTGATACACACATACATCCTGCACCAAGAGGCACTACAGGTACAACATTTACACCTTTCATGGAAGCTTAAATTATGGCAGAATTATTTTATAAACTTGGATACAATTTCGATGACCCAAATGATTCGGTGAAAGATTTTTCATCTAATGTTGTATCGCATTTTGAATCGGTTCCTAGTATTATTGAAGATTGGCAATCACAAGACATTGCAGACAATAATGTTGGTGGTTACTTAACAAATCCTGTGGCAAATGTTACACAGAGTATTTCCAATAGTGCAAACAATATTTTAATTATTTTAAATACTGGTTCGAGCAGCAATATTGCCAATGTGCATAATGTTACAACCGATGTTGTAGGAACAACTTCAACGATAACTGCACTATTTCAGAATATAATTAATGTGTCAATCAATTTGTCTTTGCAAAGTTCTAACACATTAAATGGGTTTAAAGCACATACAGATAGAATTTCTGGTGTCACAAACTTTACAGATTATTTGGAAGATAATGTTATCAGCCAAAAACCATTTTATTCAACAATAATGGCGTATTCAAAAGTTGGTGTTTACATTATGTACCAAACAGATGAAATAGCAAATTCTTCAACTGTTTTAGGTAGCATGACCAGTATTCTTGTTAAACCGCAACTTGACCAGTATGACACAATTATTTTAACATATGCCAATACAATAAATTCAAGTATAAATGTAATTATCAGTGGTTCGGGTACTGAAGCAGATCCATATACAGCCACCAGAACATCAAACTTATCATTGTCGGTAGTTACACAAATAAATAATGATTTAGCGGATACAAATAATTACATGAACACAAGAAGAACCCATGATGAAAATTTTTACACTAATTTAAAAACTTTAATTAATGATTATAATACAACAAGACAATTTTCGAGAATGGGTG